CAAAAGAGTGAGTAGTTTTATAATTAAAATATAATATAGTAGCCGTGTCTCTATAAAACATACTGTTCTCAAAAAACTGCTGGTTGTTGTAATAATTATACCAAGACTGACTATACTTTGCTATTGTGTCTAAGTCTTCATTGGTTAATGTAGGGTCAATTTTAATTAACTCAGTCATTGGTACTGTTTTAATTTCACCCCAATAAAAACAATCTTTAAAATACGGGTCTTCGGTATAACTATATACCACGTTTGCTGGATCAACATAATCTAGTTTTACACCTTGCCCAGCTAAAAATTGATGTTTAGTTATTCCAATTCCTAGAGTGGCTATATCATAATCAACTCGACTTCTAATATCGTTATAATGATTTTCATCAAATAAAGTATTAATAGCTTCTTCTTCTGCTATCTCTATAGCTGGCTTATACTTCATTTGCATATATAACTCCATTTCTTCATCGTTTTCAGGTAATTCTTCGGAAGGAGTAGAAAAAACATTTAATCCAAAATCAGATTCTATTTGATTGAACAAAGGTTTTGCAATTACATCTCCTTCAATCATTTGTTGAAACTCATTTCTTTTTTCAGCAGACATAGCATCCTGCGCATACGCATTTACTTTAAATAATCTGTCAGCCATACCGTTTACAACTATATCAACAAATTTTGGAATAATTGGTACAGGTGTCCAGTCAAGATTCAGATAAGATAAATCACCATCAATAGCTAATTCGTTTTTATATTTTTTGATTGATTGTTCCCCTCTTGCATATAATCGTAGCCTCATAAACTCACCCCACTGATTGTAAAATCTACAACTACCATTATCTCTACGAAACCATTCGTATTGTATGGCTTGGCCTATTTGTAAACCATATTCAACTGTATCTTTTACTGAGTCGGATGCAAACTGATCGGGGAAAGCAGCTGCTTGAATGTTTATTTCTACTTCTTTCATCTATTAAGTAATTGACTTAACGAGTTAGTGTTATTATATCTTGCAAAGTTAATGCTTATTTTTGATTGTTTTTGAATTGGAGTGTACAAGTGTTTTTGATTTGCCATAATTGCTAGTCCAGAACTAATCGAAGCATCAAATCGTGTCCGATTAGAAATGTCAAATTTTGCCCAGTCTTCTAGCGTTTTTTGAAAATACATTGTACCTATCTGATCTCTATCTCTATAATTACCTTCCAAATCAAAACCTATATGTTTTTCTATATAGGATTCTATTGCAGAAGCATGAGATTGTTTCACGTCTTCTGATGTATTAGGTATACCACCTAACTCTCTTTCTGTCTTTGATAGTTTGTTATATGTTTTGTCTGGTCTGTTCAAACAAAAACCTCTGTATCCTCTGTTCTTAAAATGATACAACAATCTTGGTTTGTTGTTCTCGCACAAAATTGGCATACCATAAAAAACACACGCCATCAAAACTTCTTCAAAAAATATTTCAGCAGTTTGTGGTCTAGCTATATATTCTAAAAAAAACTCATTACTTGGTGCATCATCCATATTGAATTTAGTCAAACCATGCAAAGCTCCATTAGAACCTTTACCAACAACTACTCCAGAAATATCATACGAGTCACAACCAAATGACCCTATATGTTCATTCCCTGGATATTTTTTACCACCTTTAATAATAACATTATTTTGAAGGGTAGCTTTGGGGATGTAAGATACAAAAAATCTTCCTCTTTTATTTGGGCTCCATATTACCTTGGAATCTTTTATCCCATCTTTCCAATGAAACCCTCCTTGTGTAACATGATGAGCTATATTTATAGAATCGTTATAATCAATCTGTTGATATATTTTTGTTAAATTAAATATTGATTGTTTGCTTTCATCTCTAAAAGCGTGTGATTCACTTCTTGGAAATTGTCTGTAAAATTCATTCAATGCGTCTGGATCAGATGCTAATGACTCTACTTCGTTTTCCCAATAATCAATAGCGCCTTGATATATATATTCATCATCAATACCGAGTACCGGCTCAGTTGGAGTTTTAAAAACAGGCATACCATATTTATCTATAAACCCTTCCATATTCCACTCCATAGGAATAAACAAATTATATAATCCACTTTTTGTCTGACCGTTTGAGTTTCTGTTTTTACACCACGAAGATTCATACAAGTCTTTAAAGTTTTTACCACCTTTGTCTAAAGCGTTTGAGGTAGAGCCCATTAAACACTTTCCAATAACTTTACTACCTAATCGCAAACACGTTTTAGTAACACGCCAGTTGTTTAAAATATTTTCCGGTCTTTCCCATTTACCACTTTCATCATGTATTAATAATTTTAACTTCTCTCCATCATAACTGTTGTCGGATGTGTTCTTCCAGTCAATAGTTGTATCTAATCCTTCAAGTTCATTTTCTGCAACTTCATACATATTCTTTTTTGTAATCTTTGACGCAGGAACTCTGTAAGCTAATTCTGTTTTCGGTTTGTCCATACCATCTTGAATCGGTTTAAAAAAGAAAGGATAATTGTTTGATATTGGTACAATTTTATCTGTAAACATTTTTTTTGCATCTGCTCCTGTTTTAGATAGTATACCAATCCTTGCATCTTTTGTAATCGTAGCTGTATTTACACCCTCGCAAGAACTCATAAATGAAAATCCAGAACGTCTAATTTTTAAATAACACATTCCAAACGACCGTTTATCTGCACGACAAGCCTCCCAGTATATGTAAAATATTCTGTTAGCTTCTCTAAAATCTGGATGACCTACGTCAATTTTTGTCCATTGTAAATACATATAATGTGTTCCTGTAATATATGTAGGAACGCCATTATTCATAAACCAAAAACCTTCGTCACGTCTATCAAACTCTTCTTCTATAAAATCAATCCATTTATTTTTGAACTGAGCAGGAGTATCATGCCAATGAAAAATAGACTGTATACGCTTTAATTCTTTGGGCAACTCATAAGCCTCCCAATACTGATCTGATTTAGTTTTACTTCTTTGATAAACTTTAGATGGAGCTTTAGGTAAAGCTATTCGTAAACCGTTAATATTAATAACATCACCTATTTGTCCAGACTTAGATATAATAACAATATCATACTTGTCATTGTATCCGTACGCCCACGTGCGTGCTTTATTCTTTGTAGATAAAACATTTTTTGGAACTACATCATGTAGCGTAATATAAAGATTATTTTGACCTTGACTCTGCAAATCCTTTTGGTGTATTATTTGTTTTTACTTCATTGCCTTGCAATAAATCTTTTTCGTCTTCAATTCTTTTTAATATTTCAAACGCATCAAATATCGCAAGCTTCTTTGTCGCTGCTGCATTTTTTAATCTATCAGCAGCAAGCTCATCTTCCGCATCATATTTGATTATATCTTCTTTGGCTACTTTTATAAGCTGCATTACAGCTCTTTCACCAGCTTTTATTATCTGTTCTTTTATTTCTTTATTAGTCATTCAATATCATTGTTATATTGTTTGTAAACATTCTATAAAGCTTTTCACCTTCAACAATAAACTCATATTCACTGTCTGGAGTAAAAGATATTTCATCTCCAACTTTTACACCAAGTGTTTCAAGTTCATTGTTTATATACTTCATCGTGCCTATTAAAGGCTCCTCAGTGCCAGTTTTACTAAGATAAGATTTTTTTACTGGAACGGGTTTTACAAAACAATACTTGGAATGTGCTCTCCATTGGTCTCCGTTATAATACAAAAAGAATTGATCAGGGTCTATAAAAAACAAATCGTCTCTAAAATAACTTTTACCGCTTTTTTCTATTCCCTTCATGTCATAATAAAACTTAAATACATTATGATGTACAAGCAATATATCTCCTATTTTTATTTCACCTTTATAGCCAATAGGTGTTGATACCACCTGCGCAAAACGATTTGAAGTTTTATGGTCTTCTTTAGATACACTGATAACAAAATCTATATCGCCAATCTTTCGTTCATTGTCATACCTCTTTCCGTTAACAGGTCGTACAATAAATGAAAATGGAGATTGCATTAGAAATTTATATTATATTCAAGAGATATTGGAAGAGTCATTTTAAACTCTTTCCATAATAATAGTTCTTTATTTTTTTCTATCCAGATTTTATATGACTGTTGAGATTCGTCTTGTTGAATTAAATGTATAACGTAAGTGCCTCCTAAAACTTCTTGGCCTACGATATAGTGCATCGCTCCCGACTTGTAGTCGGCTCCTATGGAAATTTTTCTAATGTCCATTTTTTTTAAAATGAAGTGTTGGCCGTAAGTATTCTGTAAAATATGTTTAATCTGAGAACGCCATTACCTTGTGTAGGATTTCCAACATTAGTTAGTAACAAAGGAGCGTTTTGTCCTAACACTCCTGTTGCTACACTTTGCTTTAATATTATATCTGTAGCAGAGTTCACTGTAGTATTTGCAATAGTAGTTATTGTTACACCATTCAATGAAACTGTTGGACTATTTATGAAGTTATATGCAGTAGTGCCAACATCCATAAAAGTATCAAAAGAGATAATATCATAAACTTTGCCGGCACCAGGAGCAGGTAACAATGTTACGTCTGTTGTTCCTAGCGTCATTAAATCACTGTCTTGTACTTGAATATTAGCCACAATAGTGTCTATACCAAATAAAGTTTTAACGTCGGAAAGTTTGGTTGTCTTGGTTAGTAAACTGTCGTTTTCATCACTCAGTACAAAGTAGTCATTTAGTGTCGGTGAAACATTTGGATACGCTACTGTGTTACTGATTTTTGCCATAATTTATTTTACTTCTTCAGGTACAACTTCTTCTACCTCTTCTTGTTTTTTTACTTCTCCTGTTGCAATATCTATTACTGCATCTTTACCGTATTTTTCAGCTAATGCTTTTTCGTCTACGGCAAACGCTTTTCTTAAAGAATCAATACTGTTAATGCCTTCAAACATTCTTAAAACGTTGTCAGCAATATCAAGTTTTGTTTTTGTAAACTCTTGATTTAATTTTTGGATTCTTTTTAGTTCTTCTTCTGTTAATTTAATTTGACTCATTTTTATTTATTTAAGATTAATTTTCAAATATAGTAATTATATTTTACTCTTCGCTCTCTTCCACTGGAGGTGGAGTTGGGTTATTAAAAGTAAAATATAGTTTTTCATCTACTGGATTTTTTTCCAGGTTTACTCTGTTTTGTATGCTTTTTTGAAATCCTTGTACATCTAAACCAGCTTCTAACCAACCAATAACTACATTTTCAAAATCC